AGGTTCTTCGCAGAAACGCTGCTTTACCTCTGCCATGAATGCGGCAAGAGATAACTTCATTTCGGCTAATTCTGATTTAAATTCCATATATCTTAAAAGGTAGTTATGTTTTTGCCTATGCAAAATTTTTCAGCATGGCGGTAATTTCACGCATCATTTCAAGCACTTCGTCTTGTTCTTCCATGTCGAAAAGCCCTTCAACTGAAAATCCTTTCCATTCGCCATCCTTAACTTTTGCCCATATTTCCTCATTGTCTATTAAATAGGTCAGGAACCAGCTGCCATCTTTTGCATCTTCGTACCCGGTAGGTGGCATCACACCACGTTTGCGGTCAATGAAGTAGGACTCAATCATGTGAACACCCTCTTTCACGGGGTTGGCATGGTCAGTATTGACTGCTTTGTAGGCATCATTGCGGACAAATTTCTTTGCTATCTTCCAAATCGTGTCGGCATCAAAGGTCACGTAGTACTCACCCCTGATGTCATCGTAGCGGTAAATTGGCAAATCGGCCAACATTGCCGGGCCTGTCACGATGCGCTTTTCTTCGGATTGAACCGAGTATGCCTGACGCATATCAATCTGCTGTAATTTGCGACTTGCCCATTCGATGCCTTCATCACCACCCCAAGCTAACCACATCAGGCGGCCACATCCATCCCCTAATTCCTTGTCGCTGTTCTGTCTGTGCCGTTCAAACCCTGCCATTCGTGCAATCGTGTCACGGGTGATGGCTTCACCATTGGCTAACTGATTAGCCCTGATTTTACCCACCGCTGTTCCGCAGTCACCCCATCCGTTTTCTTCGGCCCAACGCAAAGCAACCTTTGCATTTTCTTTGGCGGCTTCGGGATAATCATCGTAGCTTTCAAACTTCTGTCTGCTTCCCCATTTGCTGTAACACACAGCTGCGGCTTGGTCTTGCTCCATGCCTTCGCCAATCATTACCGGAATGCAACGGCTGATAAATTCATCTTCGGTTTCGTTTGCACCGGGTTCAACAAATTGGTCTTTGAAAAGCATGAAGTCTTTTTGTATGGCTGGTCGGTCAACGAGAGAAACAAACTCTACCCCTGTTTCGTCATCGTCATTGACCACAATTTTGTACACTGGTAATTCCATATCTTTAAAAGTAGGTTTAAACGACACTTGTATTTCTTAACCTGCGGACTCTTGTCTGCGTTTTGGTGATGTCGCCTTCAAGAACGTACACCCTGCCCATGCCACCGAACTGACCTTCTTCGGGTAACGCACCGCCTGTAAGTGGGGTCATTGCACCGGGGGCAGCACCTACCGCACCAACGCTACCGCCACCGCCACCACTTGCACTACCGCCACGCAAAATATCCCTTGCACGTTTTGCATTACTTAATACCATTGCCAATCCTGATGCGTACACGGCAGCACCTGCAATCTGTGGGCCGGGAGCAGGAACACCCATTGCCGTCATGTTTCGTGCGGTGTTACGTGCTTCAACTATTGTGGATGAAATCGCCTTTGCTGTATCGGCTGCAATGGCTGCGATTGCGAATGCCTTTTGTGCATCACTACCCTCTTTCATCAAACCTGACAGCGCATTGAGTGCGTCGGAAGCACCCTGCAATCCACTCATGCGAATTGATTGTATGGCTTCCTCTTTGCGCTTTTCATCCTCTTTTTGTTTGTCGCCTATTTCCTTTCGCTTTTGTGCAAGTTGTAATTCTAAATCAACAGTACTTTGTCCAAATTTTTTGGCATTTTCCAACTGGGCTTCCAATCGCTGAACTTCAAGTTGTGCGAGTGCTTCGTTGTTGCCGACAAGTGCAACCTGCTGTTTTTTGTAATAGTCATCGGTTGCCTTTATTGCATCGGCCTGTTCTTTTTCCTTTCGTGATTTTTCTTCTGTTGCCGCTTTTTCCTGTGCAATCCGTACTTCATCATTGAATAACTTTTCGGCTGCCAAATACTCTTTTGAACCTTCCTTAAATCCTTTTACGTTGGCTGTAAATTTACGCTTGGCAAGTATTTCAGCACGTTCAACTTCGGTTTTACCCACCAATTCAGCATCCAATATAAGTTGTTCGGAACGCTTTTTGAGTTCATCTTGCCTTGCCTTTTCATCCTGTGCTGCTTTGGCTGCTGCTGCGTTTGCATCGTCTTGGGCTTTTTTTCTTTTTTCGATTGCAGTCTTTGCCTTTTCCTGATTTTCCAACGCCTTCGCTTCATTTGGAAATCCTGCCTTTAATTGCTTGTCGTAAAGACCCTGCGCTTGGGTAACTTCCTGTTGTGCGGTTTGCAGATTTTTCAAACCCCTTTTCCCTAATTCCTGCGCACCTTTGTCTATGCCCATTAAAGCACCAACTGCCCCAGCGTAAAAGTTATCCCATGAAGAAGTCTGCTCGTCAAGGTCGCTGTTTTGAAGCTCCAATAAACGCTTGGTTTTTTCCTGCAATATTTGGGCTGCTGCTTCTGTCCTTGCACGTTGGGCAATTACCAATATATTTTCTTTGGTGCGGTCAGTCAATGTTTTCATTGAGTCCGCATTATCAAGGTTTATGTCATTTGTTTCAATACCCGCTTCCTTTAACTTTTCAAGAGCAAACTTCCTTTCGGCTTCCGACTTCGTGGTGTCCTGAACAACGCTATTATAGAAGTTCAAATCCTTGGCCTGGGTTCTTGTGGCCTGACCAGCAATGTTGATTTGGTCATTCATCTTTTCCATTTCGGATTTGGCAAAGCCAAGCGAAACGGCAATGTCATCCCAATATTCTATGACCGTTCCAAGTGCAGTAATCAAAAGACCAACTCCGGTAAGCATAAACGTTTTGGATGCAGTGGTCATTTTTTGGAATGCTTCAATGCCACGTTCACCAAGTGTCTTTAATTGCTTACCTGCTTCACCCAGTCCTTCCAATCCCTGTGCGAGTGCCATTGCACCCTGAACTTTTAACAGGGCCTTTTGCACGTCTTCGCTTTCAGCACCAAACAAGGCCATTGCACCCTGTGCCGCCTGAAAACCATTTGCCACACCTTTGGCTATGGTGTTTATTCGGTTAAACTTGTCGGGATTTAATGCCTGAACTTTCTGCTGAAAGTCTTCCATCTGGTCTTTCAGTTCAGCAACTCGCTGCGCTGCCTTTGTCGCTTCGGGTGAAAACTCACCAAACTTTTGTGCGAGTGCGATTGCTTCGTTGGTTGCTTCCCTGATTTGTGCTTTCAGCGACTTAACACTTTCCGTGCCAGTTGTTTTGGCCTCTAAATTTATTGCTACTGTTGTTGTTGCCATTTTATTTGTTTGTTAATGCGTACCATTCTGTTCCATCACATACAAGACAAGCTGTTCCGTAATGATTATTTATTGTATAATTTGCCGCCCCGTCAATCAACTGGTCTGCGTATGCGTCAATGGTGAGTGTTCCCTGCGCACCTTTTTTTACAATCCAATATAATTTGTTGGATGCGGTGGATGCGTCAGGCAATGTCAATGTGTGGTTGCCTGTTCCAAGCGAAATAATTATATCGTCATGTAAGTCAATATTATAATTGTTAGGCGGGAAAGCAAAACGATTTGTGCCGAAATTATTTGGTGTCATCAACTGTCCTTGCAACCACACTTCATCAGCGCCTACATTTTGCACACCCTCACCAATTACGATGCTGCGTTCACTATCGGGAAGGAAGGTTGTGCCACTTGTTGCAAAGGCAGCATTTGCCCTGCCGTAGTTTGTCACCGCATCGCCCGATACAATCGCATCACCCACCGCATTAAAATCACCCAGCGAAAACCCTTTGTTTTGAATTACCTTACCGGGAAGGTTGCCGCTACCTATTGGATCTCTTTCGGTTTCCTGTGCGTCACCTCCTCCACCACTTGACTGCGTACCGCCACCGCCAACGCTTCCTGTTGTTGCTGTGAATGTAGGCCCTGTTTTAAGGAACAGAAACTCGCAGATATTTACCGATGGATTTATCGGGTCATAGTCCTCAATCTTATTCAGGCGAAAGTAATTGCCATCGAAAAAGTACAAGTCACGAAACGACAGCTTTTCCATGTCAGCAGGGGTAAGGTAGAAACTACCCTTTACCAACTTGCTGTCCTTGTCTGTAATTTCGTTGATATACTTTGACCAATAAACATTGTACAGGTTTGCGTTGGTAACCGGTGTTCCACCCGGCAATCCAATCCAACGTGGCAGCCCAAAGTTCAAATCACTTGATGAAGCCAACGGGTCATTGAGGTGGCCCATGTATGGGTAGATTGTTTTCAAGTTGGATGCAGGGGTAGTGGATGCTGTTTTCGTTCCGTTATAAACCCTATACGGCTGACAAGTTTTTGACTTGTATTGCAGCAGTCTTAACTTGCCGTTTTTATTATCTTGACTTTGGGTGTTGTTGTCGGGTAGATATTTGTCAGGTTCGTTCTGTGGCTTGATAATCATTGTCGGCTGAAAACCTATCTCAATTTTCTTTTCCTCTTTGACGAAGTCATTCAAGACAAGTATCTGCCTATCCCCATAAATTCTGCTGAAATCTTCTTTGTAGTATTTATTCCCATCGTCATCACCTTCCGCATAGCTGAATTGATATTTACCTGCATCAAGTTCACCCATAGGAATGATTTCAAGGGGCTGTGACAAATCCCTTTTTTCTGTCCAATCCCTGACTTCATTTGTAAGAAATTCTTCGCGTGGCAGTATGACAAGGTTCTTGTCTATTTCAGTTGGCTCAACGTAGAGATTGAACATGGTAAATATCCACTTCATGAACTCACGCTGTTTTACTTGTGTGTTGCCAAAGAACCCGGTCAAGTCTATTGTTTCACCATAGCCGAACTTACCATCAACAATACCATTGTAAAATCTTGAACCTGCATTCTGTGTGTACGTTGGTGATATTGTCTGCCCTGTGTCATTGTCAAGTATTTGCATCAGGTATATTTCGACCGTAGCATTTAAAGGCAATTTTAATGACCTGAATATAATATCATTTATTGATACCGTTCCACTTACTGCATTTGCTGATGTGGACATTTGCACGGCCAAAGAGCCATTTACATAAATGCCGTATAGAACCTTTACAGATGTAGCACCGCCAAGTGATGTGATTGTGGCATCCGTGTCAAAAAAGAAATCATAATATTGCCCTGAATACCCGTTTGTAAATACAGATGTTGTAGGGTTGTATTGATTTGATGGGTCGGATACCTCACTTGGAAAAGCAATTTTCTGTCCTGCTGAATATGTTGTGCCACTTGCTGTTGGTATTTCAGCTTCAAACAATCTTTGCTGCGCCTGTGCTTCACTCAACAAAGGCACACGAGATGGACACGGAACAACCAACCTTTTGAAAAGGGATGTGTTGAAGAATGAGCCGCTGCTGTATGAATAACCCGTGCCGCTGAAAATCTTATCCACCACGTTTTTGGCATACACATAAATGGTCAGGTCATCAGCATTTAAGTTTTGATAATCTGCATAAGTGCCATTATCCATCCATCCGTAGACATAACCCTCACCAATGGGTGAACCACTGCTGAAATTCACATAGCCACTGCTGTTTTTGATTATCGAAGTGTCCCATGAATTGAATATATTGGTGGCATTCAGCACGTGGTTGTATTCGGTGAAGTCCAAATCCTCTAATTCGGCATCCGAAATCTTTGCAAAAAGGTCAGCCAACTCCCCGTGCATTGAGCATTCGTACTCAATTTGGTTCAGGTCGTTAACCTTAATCGACAACAAACGGATAAAACCTTCTATCTGTGTGACTTCATCAACGGTCAGTAGCGCATCGGCTTTCAGGTTTGGGTTGAAATCAGGGCTGAAATTGGTGGATGTGGTGTTGCGGATGGACAAGTTCAAATCAAACAGATGCGTAAACAGCTTGTTGTTGGTCTTTGTACCCGGCAAAGTAAATGTCTTTGTCCAATCCGATGATCTGCTTTCGGGTTCACGGATGTCAGCAATGGATTTATTTATCTGTATTCCAAAATCGGTAGGCAGGTCAACGCTATACCCACCACATACAAGTCTTACGTTGTTCATGCGTTTTGTAACCTTTCAGGTTCTGTATATTCAACTGTGATTTGCAAGTTGTTCGGGCCATCAATGTAGTCCATTACCTCATAACTGGTGTCGGTAATGTTGACCGGGGTGTTTCCCAGAAACACCACAGGAGATGCAATCAAATCTTGTAACCACTCAAATTCTGTTTCTGTTAACCAGTTGGTGTTCAGCACCACTTGCTTTGTCTTTTCGGTTGCATAGGTTGTCATGCCGTGCTTACTTGTATCGTATGCAAAGGTGTTTCCTGTCAGCGTGTAGTTATTCCGCTTGTATTGCTTTCTGCTCACGTTGTATTTGTCACGTGACATCATGCTGCACCGCACACTTTCAAACGCACCCAAGGGGTTCAGGAAATATAAATATTGTGGGCTGTATTTGCTGCATTCCTCAACCACATCAAAGCGGTACAATTCTGTTTGTGGGTCATTTGATGCGTTAATTATCTGCATCGTGTAGTAACTGGTATTGGCCGGAATGATATTACCCGCTGTGCCGCTAACCAATTCCCCTGATGCTACATCGTTTAGGTTATCAGGCCCGGCAGGACAACGCAGTAAAAACTCCGATTTCTCCCCTGCATCTGTGAAGTCATTATCAATAACACTGGTCGTGGTGTTTCCTGCTGCATCGTATGCAATTATCTTCATGTCGCTTCCACTTGCTACGTTGCCACGTAAAAAGTAAAGGTAGTCAGCTTGTGCGAGTGATACCCTGCGAGTGCGTACACGGGTCAGGAATTGCGCACTACCAGACAATGGCAGTTGGTATGTCGCTGTGGTTTCACTTCCATACAAATTAAACAACCCGTTCCAAACATATTTACCCGTGTCGGATGCAAGTGCAAGATATTCTGTGCCGCCGTATTCCTCACCAAATTCCACGCTGTATGCCAAATAAGAATTGGTGCATTTTGATATAGCCGCAAGTCCCTGTGTAAAATCGTAGGTCACGTAGTTTTGCAGGATGCGGCTGATGTTGAAAACACCCTTGTCCGTAGTTCCATGAAATATCGGGGCTTTCAGTTTGGCTATGGTAGTTCCTGATGCGTTTTTTATAACCGCAATGAACTTGAAATTTGCCTGTGCGTAGTTGGTCGAAGTGACCACGTATGAAACATCCGAATAAACCGGGGCGACATCATTCGGCTCGGTATTGATAGTGATTGCCATTACTTAAAAAAGTAGGTTTTCGCCTACCTATGTAGTGGTATCACTGGTAACGTAAACAGAAATCGGCTTACCTAACATTTCCCCAAGATGCTGCCCAATGCTCTCAATGGTTTGTTGATTTAACACATCCCCAATAAATCGGCTACCCTTATAACCAAAACGCTTGATTGTACCCTTGCTGTGTATTTTTCCTGCAATAGCCACCGCAAAAGATTTGACTGCTTCCTGCATTGTTTGGCCTTTCTTTGGCTTTACCTCACGATAAACGCTGCGTTTATTTCTTATCCAATTTTCAAGGGAAGCAATATCAACTTTTCTGCCGGGCTTTGTTCCGTATTCCACGTCTTCCCAATACGATGCCATTTTGATTTCAATGCTGACACCATTTGCATCTTCGGTAATGTTTGTAGGGTCAATGCTGCCCTTCAAATTACCCGTAGCGACAAGGTCTTTTTCCTCAATGCTTTTGCGTAGTGTATCAACAAGAACCTGTGCGACACCAATTACAGCATCTCCCAATAATGAATTAGGCATCGGGCTGTCGGGTATGCCGAACTTGTCCAGCAACCCTTTGTTGATTGCATCCAGTTGCGCTTTGGTAATGTTCACACTTATAAAAGTAGAAAACCCCTTGCGATGACAAGGGGTGGGGTTTTCTACATGACCTAATCAAATTTTATATTAAGTATGCCATCGCACTACAAATATACAACTTTATATCTAATATGCAAATTTATTTTTTAAAAAAAGTAGAAACCCCGACACAATGGCCGGGGCTTCATCCGTAGGGGGTTCGAACTCCTATCCTCACCAATGGTGAGATGTTACCCTTTGCCGCTATTCATTCACGGTTACACCAACGGTAGTAGTCAGGACAGGATTCGAACCTGTAAGGCACTACCCATTGTAGCCACCTGACTATGCTACAAAGTTACAACATTTCTTGCAATAATGCAATTTTATATACGGTGCTATCTTTGGCCGACTTTGCCGACTGCGCTGCGGTGTTCAGCCGTTCTGTCCTTGCCCTATCCTTTTCTGTTTGGAAACTGACCGCATTTAGAAACTCAACAAGCGGCATGTTCAAAAAGAAATCCCACTTGGTGCGGTCACCACCTGCTATGTTGTCAACCATTTTCAACCAACTGATTGCGGGGCGGTCTTTTCGTCTGCTATCTTCTTCAACTTCTCCACTTCCGCTTCTAAAAATTGATGGGTAACTTCGAGTAATTCCGGCAAGCATAGAGAAAAAAAAAGCGTGTAAGCATAGGCAAACGAAATAGGCATCCGTTCCCTGAACTGCGCTGCAATCTTTTCAAAGTCATCTGTCTTTACTTCCTTACGCTTGGGTGGGAATATCCGGTAAGGCACACACAATGCCGCCATTATCATGTGCAAATTTTGCACCCACTTATCCTTTTCAGCAAACAAGTCTTGCACCATGATAAATTGGTGAGCTTGTAAGTGGTGCTGATTGGCTGCGAATTTATACAGCGTGTTGCCGATGCGGAAGCTACCCACGTTTTTTGCGGTAGGTAATTCTGCCATGAATGCAAGTTTACTCAATGCAGCCGTGATGTCCACGATGCGCATCTCCTCAATTTCGTCCAGTTTTTTATTAGATAAAATGGACAAAGTTTTGAGCTGATTGTCAAAACTCGGTTCGGTCAATAGCTGCAATTCTTGAAACTGCGCTATGCTGATTTCATTCCAATTCTTTGGTAATTTCATATTATTACAAATACTCCTTTTTTGTTTTTTTGTGAGCAATACCGGGCAAGTGCCAACGCACAAACAGCATCATCGTGCAACCCTGATGGGGCAGAATAACGCAATCCCGTTGCCGTGTGTTCAAATTCAAAGTTCCGCATCTCGTCTGCGATTATTCCTTCGGGAAACTTGATAAGCCCAGCGTGAACATCAGCGGTCAACTGCTCCATCATCTGTTGCTTTGATACCGATGTGAATTTAACCCCAACAGAACGTGGGCAATGCCGTTGTATTTTCTCAACTATTGGGTCACCAACTCCCGTGCTGTCTATGGCCGCAGGTGTGTTGCCCACTACCCTGATGATGTGCTGTTCTGTTTGCGCCCAGTCCTTTTGAAAGCGGTCAAAGTAGCAGACACGATATTCGGAGTCAAGGCCAATGATCACAGTGTAGTCGCTATACTTCGCCAAATCTATGCCAAACCACTCAGTATTGGCGGTGGATAGCGGTGCAATACACTGCGAAATGTAGCTCAATCCAAATGGGTTGCTGCCATCCTCGGTAGGTTCGGCAAGATACAACTCACTGAATATGTGCTGCGGCAAGTCACGCTTTGCCTGTTCAACTTCCTCTAATTTCAGCACCCCAGCATTGACTGCGTCATAAGCGGTAATCTTAAAAAAGCCATAGTTAGGTTCGCCCATCCTTGCCCGTTCGGATAGCTTATAACCCCAGTTCTTTTTGCCCTTTACGTTACCGATTAGCTTTGCCTTGCCTTCGGTTTTGGTCAGGGTGGAACGCAGGGCAAACCATGCATCTTCCCTCGCCCGTGTGAACTCGTCAAACACCGCAGCATAGACATCGTCACCATAAAGGTTGTCGGGTTTATCTGCTGACTTAAATTCAATGATGCCACCCGTTGGAAGAGTCAATCGTAACTTACTTTCATTGACCTTGAAAAAGTCCCGCACCGTCACTTGGTTACGCATCCTCCTGAATGCAATCTCCGCCTGTTGGTACACGGGTGCAACCCACCAAACCGACTGATTTTCTTTTAGCTTCAATGCCTGTTCAAACAGCCAAATAATATGACTCGCTGTCTTGCCAACTTTGGTGGCAGCAGCGGTAACGGTGTACCTATCAGGGCTGTCAAGTATCGCCCGTTGGTAATCCGTTACGAATGGCCGGGTGTAGCTAATGTGCATTTATAAAATTCCAGTCTGTCTTTGTTTATTGCTTCAAGGTTGTGGTGCTCGTTGCAGTAAGTTTTATTGGCAACCCCCCTGATTTTACCCTGTCCACTTTCCATAGCGTGTTTCATTGCTTTGTACCATTCATCTGGTGTGTTCAGGCAGAAGTTCACCCCTGCATTGTTCAGGTGTTGCAGGTATGGCTCAACTCCCGATGCAATCACGGGCAATCCATACGCAGCCGCTTCGATTATTTTCAGTTCGGATTTGCAGCTGTTCCACTCGTTCTGTTCAAGCGGTGCAAGTGCGCAGTCAAATAAGCGGTAGAAATTGCCATACTCGTTTGGCTGCTGTGCATGAGATACCAATACCTGCGGTTTCAATACCGGGTTATTTCCGTTGAACTTGTAAAGGATGCTATCCCAAATGTAGTTATTTGCCATCCACCCACACAAAACAAAGCGGACATTGTCATGCTCGTTGCAGATGCGTTCAATGGCTTCCGATAGTATCATGATATCATTGCTGTGGGTAAGTCCACCCACCCAACCAAAGGTGAAATACTCCCTTTCCTGCGGTGTTGAAAGCCACTGGTCATCTGTCAGGTCAAGTGCATTCGGCAGCACCTGCACATTGCGGTTGTACTTCGCTATCTTTTGGGCCAAATAATCTGTTGTCGTGGTCACACCATCGGCATACCTGATGCCGTCGATTATCTGCTGCTTTAATTTGTGCTCCCGAAAGTACTTGTAAGTCGGGTGGTGTTTTGGAAGTAGCCAATAGTCATCAATGTCCACGATGTATTTGATATTGTTCTTTGCAAGGTAGTGCAGAATTTCGTAGTGGTTCTCTCCCAGCCACCTGTTGAAAATGACCAAGTCGTAATTAGATAAATGCGGTATTCCATTGCGTTCAAAGTTTTGGGATATGCTGACGGTTATGTCATCAGGGTAATCAATTTGTAATCGTTTCAGGGGTGTATATAGGCGGTGATATTCAACTCCACCCATGCCTTCCCAAAGTGCTAACACTTTCATTTCATCATCTCCTTTATTTCCTTAAATAATGCCCTTATTTCGGGTGACTTGATTTTTAGACAGGCAACCTGTAATTTGATTGTGCGCCTTTCTTTGGTGCGTTTCAGTCGTCTCCGCTGTGCTGTGTATTTCATTCGTATGTTTCTGTGAAGTATTCGTATGCGTTAAGGTCATCGTCAATCATGGTGGCGTTGACTGCATCCATAATCTGTTGCCTTTCCATTTCTTTGGCCTTGTTTATTACCGCAGTTGCCTGTTCAATAGATAAACTTTCTTTCAGGTTTTCAAGCAACCATTCTACTGCTGTTTGTTTATTGCCCATCGAGATTTAAAGTTATTTTGATTTCGCCTGTGACCGTTTGATTTACATCGGCCGTTTCCTTCGGTTTGCCGTACACCCTGCTCAACAAGGTTTCAATGCTATACAAGCTGCCCTTTTCAAGTGACTTCCGCATAGCATTTGCAATGGTCTTTTCCAGTACTGTTGCTTTGGGGTTCTGCCACACCTCTTTCAATTCGTCAAGATCCATTGACAACATCGCCTGAATGGTGTCGTTTATTTCGGCTAACTTGTACCCCTGTTCTTTCAAAAGGGTGACGTACTTTTTTGGTCTGCCGTTGGGGTTTCTAACTTCCCCTTTTTGCGCTGGTATCAAATTATGTTCATTTGCCATGTCTTCTTATTTCTCTCTTTATTTTCCACATGTTGGACACATTTCTTTTTCTTCGGGTTCATCCTTGATTTCGGGTAGGTCAACTCCCCATGTGATTAGTTCCTCTGCATCCCATTCGTTTGCCAATTCATCCCAGTTCCATTCGCCGAATGATACGTTGTCCTTGATTAGAAATTCATCACGCTGTTTGAGTGTCCAATCATCTGCTAAAATGATGGGAACTTCTGCCGCCCCGATGTCGCAAAGTGCCTTGTATCTCATGTTACCGCCAAGGATTGTGTAACCCCCAAAGTCCGAAGTCACGCAAACCAATGGACGGGCAGTCAACATTTCAGGAAACTCAATAAGTGACCGCTTCAGTTTGGCAAACTTATCTGCACTTATGGTACGTGGGTTATTTGCGTTGGAGTGTATTTCGCTTAACCTTACCCACTTCATTTTTTTTGATTATTACTTCGATTGAAAATTCCCCGTTGCTGTGTTCTTCTGGTTTGTCCTTGTTTGTTGCCGTGTCGATTATCTCAATGTGCCAATATTCCTGAATGCCTGTTGCAAGTAATATGCCCTCTACTGAAAAAGTATGTGGTGGCTCACATGAGTATGGCAGATAGAAATATCGGTGGTCTAAATTCCAACGGCTCGGTAAAGTCTTTTTACGTTCATACAAATCACGATGCGGAATGCTCATGATGATGTGACCGCCGGGTTTGCAAATGCGATACCAGTTTTGAATTGCCGTGATTGGGTCATCCAAATGCTCCAATACGTGGGAAGCATAGACATAGTCAAATGTGTTGTCTGCGTATATCTCCATCGTGGTGGCATCGCAGTCATCTTTGTCATGGTGGATGCAATCGGTCAATGAAATGGTATCAACTCCATCAAATGTGTCAATCCTACCGCACCCGATGTCAATGCCTTGTCCTTTGATGTAGGTGTCATAAAACCCGGATGCGAGTCTGCGTTGGTGTGCCTTTGCTGTTTCAGCCATATTTGTGTTTTATTATCTGTGTCAGGTTCATAATTGTCCAAGCACCAAACCCATTGTCACCAGTCGGGATGACGTTGTGGGCAGTCGGGCAGATTTCAACAACACGGGGATGTTTAATTACTTCTGCTATGGCATAAGCCATTGACTGATTGCCGACAAATAACTCACAGCCCTTTATGATGCCGCACAACTCCGCAAAGTCTTTCACTTCGATGTGTGAAATGTCAGGCAGTTTGGCAGAAATGATGCGGTATTCATCGGGCAGCCCCACGAACTTTATCTTATCCTGATACCTGCGCAGGATTGAATAATCAAAAGTCGGATTGTGATAACGGGCTGTTCGGTTCAAAATGATTTGGTGATTGCCTAATTGCCATACATCAAAGTGTATCGGCTCGGAAAGGTTGCAGGTCAGTTCTGGGTAAATGTGGAAATACCATTGGCTGATATGCCCTGTGTAATTATGAAACTTCCTGAATAGGTTGAAATTGTAATCGGTATGCACCGCTTCATCCGTGATTGTGCATTTGCCTATAAAGTCGGTTGACATCAGCAATGGCAAAAGCATTTCAGCCATTTGCCTATTCATCTGCACTTTACCCATCGGGTGATTGAAACCATACTGGGCAGGAACATCCACCTGCAAATACAGATGCACTTTGCTATCGTGCAACCGGGATGCTGCTCTCATTGCCGGGAGTGAGTAAATCAAGTCCCCTGCGTTACCGCCGTGAATTATACTAACCATTGAGTGCCTCCCGATATAGTTTTTTCAAGGCATCAAACATACAACTGCGACACGCTGGAAACGGTTGCCCGTACAACTGCCTGTGAACTTCGTTGAGTTTGGCATAGTACCCAGCTTCAAGTGAGTAAGTGCCCGTCTTGTTTATCCTCTCAATATGCGACTTCAAGTCAAGGCAAAGTGAACGCTGTTCAGGTGTCATATGCGAGTCATTATAAAGTAACAAACACAGGGCAAAACAACCCCCATGGCGATGCCAGTCAATGTGATTTCAATTAGTGTCATAGGTATCTGTCAATTAATGCTCCAAAGATAGCACATAGTGCACCATAAATTATACCATACAATCCAAATTCAACGGTAAACCATACCAGTCCTGTCCACCAAGATAGGCAGAACCCGCATTCAAAAGGTTTGATTGTTTTGCGGTAGCGGCTGTCAAGCGCATACACGAATGAAATCATCGGGGGAAAGAAGTACCGGGAAAGCAGCACACACAATGCGGCCACTCCCAAAATGTCAGTCATCGTATTCATTGTATTTTTCTTTTATCTGGGTTTTGATTGCGTTTATGATTTGGCTGATCTCACGGTAATTGATTTTGGTGTCACGGGCAATCATTGCCATGCTTTGCTTATCCTCCCACAACTGCCATAACTTTACCACATACCACTCACTCCGGTTAAAATGGTTTGCCACCTCTTTAAAGTTGACAGACTCCACCGCTTCCTGTTTGCGCCTGATGTGCGTTTCGTCATAATCTTCGGCTTCCTCATCATAATTTTCGGGCAGGGTTTCTGTGGTGCGTAGGAAATCCCTGTAAAACTTGGTATAACGATTGCCGTTTACCGCATTGCACCCCACCCGGACAAGGTAGTACACCAGTCCATTGCTTTGGTGCAGTTGTATCAGGCGGTCAGCATCCATTTCACAGCAGATAAGCAAAAGGTGTTGTTGTAGGTCGGCAGCAACGTGGCCCCCTATTTTGTTACAGAAGTCCGGCAGCCATTTGGAATTGGCTAACTCAATCAGTATCTCTGTGCGCTTGTTCAAGTTTTAAAGCGTGAACTTTTTTCAGCCAATCTTTGAATGACTTGTTATCCCCATACCGGGCATGGTCACGTCTGCACAATGCCATTAGGTTTTCAATGACATCAGCGTGTTTGCTTCCACCCATACCCCGTGCTTCTATGTGGTGAATGTCCACAGCTTGGGCCCCACACACCTCACAAGGAATGAAATCACTTTTGTCATAGCCGAAATGGTCAAGGTATACCTTCGTATGCTTCTTCACGGCACAAAGTTTATTCGTAAATAGTCGATATTTTTATATTGTGGATAACTTTAATACAAATAATTTAACAAAAACTATTGCAAGTATAGAAAACTATATTACATTTGCAGCATGGAAAACACTAAAACACCTTTTGAAATGGGCTATCAGGCCAGTCAGCAATTCAACTACTGGGGAACAAATGGCGAAAATCCTTTTGAATTGAACTCCGATGACTTTAAAGAATGGGAAAAAGGATGGGCTTGGTACATTACGCAAACCATTGAATGGGAACGTGACGAGCAAAGCGACATTGATTATCACGAAAATCAGCAATATTGTAACGAATAATTTGGAAATATAAAATCTTTGTTTTATAATTGCATATCGGAATAACAGGACTGACTCCCCTGCCGAGAAACGGAACAAATGACAACGAAAATAATTAACACCCACGCAAGTAAAGAGACGGCATTGTTCCAGCCGGAGTCAACTCTTGAAAGTGTGGGTGTTTTTTTTATGAATATTTACAAACCCACACCATTACCAGTCGCATATTGTGACGAGCAAATCGCAGAACTTGAACTGCGCAAAGAGTATGAAAATTACAGGCGAGAAAACAAGGTGCTTACGTTATTACAATGTGAGTACCTTTGGATGAAACTTGACCTGCAAATAATTTACTACCAGCAATGCAAAAAATTAACCCTTAAACAAATATCAAAATGAACAAAACAATTTTATTCCACGATCCGGATTTCTCAAATCAAATCAGCACATGGTCAGGTTCAGGAGGCCTTACAATTATGCTTGAAAATCCAAGCAATCATGAACAGCTTTCCATTAGATTAGATGCAGAAACAGCACAAGGTTTTATTGATGAAATGCAAGATTGGTTAAATACATATACACAAAATTATGAGCAACGGCTGGATTAAGATACACAGGAAGTTTATAGAATGGCAATGGTTCGGCAACTCGGAAGCCGTGCATTTATTTCTATACATAATTTTGAAGGCAAACCATGCTGACAAAATGTGGCAAGGTCATGATGTTAAACGTGGTCAGCTGATTACTTCAATTGGCCACTTGTCAATAGCCACGGGCATTTCACAGCGTTCTGTTAGAACCTTGCTAAAAAAGTTTGAAAACACAGGCGAAATAGAAGTAAAAACGACAAACAAATTTACCCTTGTAAGTGTCTGTAAATATGAATGTTACCAAATTGCTGACGAAGAAAGTGACAAACAAAACGTCACTCAAACGACAATCAAACGACAAACAACTGACAAACAAGTGACAACAAACAAGAATGATAAGAATTATAAGAATGAAAAGAATGTAGAGATATATAGGCAAATTCTTCATTTACAAATCACACGGGCAGAAGTTGACAAGCTAATTGCTGATGGCTATACCATTGACCAAATAGATGACATTCTGGACAGGGCAGAAAACTGGAAAGGCATTGCAAACAAAAGGTCACTATACCTTACCGCAAAAAATTGGCTATCTGCTGACATAAAGAAAATCACAGCAGAAGTTTACCGTACACCC